GTACGAGAAGCACATGACATGGCTGCAGAAGATGGCCATTACGCGTGTCGGAAAGATGGGCCGCATCGTCATCATCGGCACCCGCGTAGATGCCATCGACTTCTACAAGGAGATCCGCAACGAGGATCGCTGGTCGAACGGTCAGACCCCGTTCACCCATTTTGCGATGCCTGCCGTGCTCGAGTTTGCAAACTCGCCCAAGGATTGGGTCACTCTGTGGCCCCGCTCTGATCGACCGTGGGAGGGTGAAGAAGACGATGCAGTACCCGACGAGAACGGACTATTCGACAAGTGGGATGGTCCGGCTCTGTACACCCGTCGAGGGGAAGTGTCTGCATCTACGTGGGCCTTGGTGTATCAGCAGCAGGACATTGAGGACGATGCCATATTCAATCGTATTCTGGTGTCTGGTGCGACAAACAGTTCTCGCCGTCCGGGGCCTCTCCGCATTGGGGCAAATGGACATCCGGACAAGGGTTCATGGGTAACCCTGATCGGTATGGATCCGGCCATGACGGGCAAGGCCGGTTTTGTCGCATACGCTGTGGATCGTAGCAGCGGGAAGCGCCTTGTGCTGAATGCCGTGAACATGGCGGATCCGAGTCCGCAGAAGATTCGGGCACAGATCGAGGAGTGGGTGCACGAGTATTCCCCGATGGAGTGCATCATCGAGATCAACGCCCACCAGAAGTCGTACGCGCTGGATACTGAACTGGTGCAGTGGCTGGCCAACTACGGTGTGAAACTTCGACCCCACTTCACGGGTAAGAACAAGTGGGACTCGAACTATGGGGTCGGCTCCATGGCCGCACTGCTGGGCAGTGAACGGAACGGCAAAGCCGCAGGGGACAACCTGCTGGAACTTCCGTCAAACCAGAACGAGGGCGTGAAGGCCCTGACCCAGCAGATGCTGACATGGAAGCCCGACACCAAGAATCCGACTGACGTTCTGATGGCGTTGTGGTTTTGCGAGATGCGTGCGAAGGAACTTGTGCACTTGAACAAGAACCGTCAGACGCATGTGGCGAACCGCTGGGCCACCCGCAAGAATGTCTCCGAACAGTACGCTGTGAGTTTGAACGACTACGCGACGGTGAACTACTACGCTTAACCAAGGATAGATATGGCTTTGTCATCGAAACAGATCGCGCGAAAGTATGAGGCGCTGAAGCGTCAGTACCAAGACCGCGACGATCGCATGGGTCGCGTACTCGCGGTCCGTGAAGGTCGCATGATTGAGATCTACCCTGACCTGTTCCCCGAGGGCCTTCCGGCACCGATGATTGCAAACTTTGTGGATGTGGTGGCCCGTGACCTTTCCGAGTTGCTGGCCCCGCTTCCGTCGTTCAACTGTCCGACACTCGAGGCGAACAAGCAGCGTTCGAAGAAGGCAGCCGACAAGCGCACCCAGATTGCCAACAACTACATCTACCAGTCCCGCATGGAGACGCAGATGTACGAGGCGGCAGACTGGTACCTGTCGTACGCATTCATGCCGATCATCGTCGAGCCTGACTTCGACAGCAGGATGCCGATGCTGCGGGCCGAGGATCCTACCGGAGCATACCCCGAGTATGATCGTTTCGGGCGTCTCGTCTCCTACAGTAAGACATACCTGAAGACAATCAACGAGATCCTCATCGACTACCCTCATCTTGAGGGCAAGATCATGGAGGGCAAGGAACGTGAACTTGCCGACTACGAGGAGGAGGTCCGTCTTGTTAAGTACTACGACAAGGATCAGACGACCCTCTTCATGCCGGATCGGCAGAACGTGGTCCTCGAGACTATCGAGAATCGTCTCTCCCGACTACCCGTTGTCTGTGCTCGTCGTCCCGGCCTCAATCGCGCCAACCCGCGGGGGCAGTTCGATGATGTACTGTGGGTGCAGTTGGCCCGTGCACGATTCTCAATGCTGGCTCTCGAGGCTGTGGAAAAGTCGGTTCAGGCACCTATTGTCGTCCCGAACGATGTGGACGATTTTGCATACGGCCCCGACGCGATCATTCGGACGAACAATCCGCAGGTTGTCCGCAAGGTAGGTCTGGAACTTCCACCCGGTGCGTTCACCGAACAGCAGGTGCTCTCCAACGAGATGCGCCTCGGCTCCCGCTATCCTGAGGGCCGTTCTGGTACGCTTGATGCGAACATCATCACAGGTCAAGGTGTGCAGGCGCTGCTTGGATCCTTCGACACTCAGGTGAAGGCAGCGCAGCAACTCTTCCAGCAGGTGCTGGAAGAGGCTGTCGGTATCGCCTTCGAAATGGATGAGGTGTACTTCAAGGGACGCAAGACATCCCGAGGTGTGCACAACAATGCTCCGTACGAATTGACGTACGATCCGGCAGTAGACATCAACGGTGACTGGAACGTTCAGGCCCGCTATGGTCTCATGGCCGGCCTTGACCCGTCCCGCGCACTGATCTTCGCCCTGCAGGCTCTGCAGGCGGGTCTGGTGTCGAAGGATTTCATCATGCGCGAACTGCCGTGGGCAATGAATGTGTCCACCGAACAGGAACGCATCGATGTTGAAGGTCTCCGTGATACGCTCACGAAGGCTCTTGCTGCGTCTGCTCAGGCGCTACCGCAGATGGTAGCCACTGGTCAGGGTGACGCTGCTGGGCTGGTGGAGAAGATTGCACGGACGATCAAGGCTCGAACCGAAGGCAAGACGATTGAGGAAGCGGTCTCTGACATTTTCGCTCCATCGCCTGCACCCGAGGTTCCCGCTGGGGTTGGAGCGACGGTTGAGCAACCATCTGCGATGAGTGCGGGACAACCCGCACCGTCTGCGCCTCCCGCATCCGCTCCCCCAGCGGGTCAAACTCCGCCCAATGCGGCCAGTCTTCTGGCTGGCCTCATGGGCGGCTGACAAAGACGTACGCACGGAACCACGCTGGCGACACGCCATTAGGTTGCTAAGCGCACATTCGGAATCGCGTCAGCGTTCCGTGAGTACGAATACTTGAAGGAGAAACAATGCCTCGTGGTGGATACCAGCGACCGAGCAACCCGGCACCCGTAAGCGGACCGGGCGCTTTGTCGCGTCGCACGGATGGTGGCCCCACGCAGGCGGCACGCTACATTGGTGGCGGTGGCTATGGTGAAGGTAAGGCGCTGATGGAAACACAGCAAGCCGCACCTATGGCTGCCGCCCCAGCGGCCCCATCTATGCCAACGGCACGGACAATGAATCTTCCCCCCGTTGTTGGTCTCACGGATCCCACGCAGCGACCGGACGAACCAATCACGCACGGTTTGCCGTTCGGTCCCGGCGGTGGCCCCGAGGTTCTTGCCAGCAAAGCGCGGGCTAACACGCTTTCGCAGACCGTTGGCGGTCTCATCGAGTTCGACCCCACGGGTGAATTGAACGATTTGTACGAATATCTGGTATCGAGAGGTCTGTAATGGCGAACCAAGACTGGCTCTACCGCGAATCTGCGCCCCTGATCGTGGCATCGCATGCCGCGGGACTCACTGGTGCAGCGAAGCAGCAGGTTGACGGTCTTGCGGTGATCTCTGCACGCCATAAGCAACTGATGAAGATGCCTGAGGATCAGGCGATTGACGCGTACGCGAAACTGGACCGTGCCACACAGCGTGGCCTGACGCAGTTGTTCGGCGAATCAGTCTACAACAAGCCGAACGGGAACATCATCGACAAGGCCGTTGGCCTTGCGGGTTCCGTTCTCGGAAACGTCTCCGCCGGTCTCGAGGGATACACTGATAAACTCGGTCAGGTGTGGCGCACTGCTGTCACCCACAAGGCTGACGAGTCGTGGCTTGATACGTGGTCGAAGAACGAGGACGGTAAGCGAGTCTTCGATCAGGATCACGAAGAGGCTATCCGTCAGGCATACGACCCTTCGACGTTCAAGATTGCAAAGCATCTCGCCATGGGTGACACGATTGGCGAGATCCTCTCCGATCTGAGCGATCCGAGAGACTTCGCTGCGATGCGCAAGATGCTCGAGGGTGACAAGACGAGCGTGCAGGCGCTCCGCGACTTCGATCAAGCCCACATCTCGTTCGGTCGTTCCGTCGCACACATGTTCGGTCTGGATCCCGATGTCGGCAAGGCCGATCAGGGCGTTGAGGGTACCGCGTTCAAGTTGCTTTCCGGTGCCACCGACTTCGCATACGATGTTGTATTCGATCCGATGACGTGGATCACTGGTGGCCTCACCGCCTACCGCAAGGCAGCACTTGGCATCATGAGTCTTTCCGCCGCCGAGGCTGGCGCACCTGTTGGCTTGGCCAAGATTGCTGCCGGTCTCGATCGTGCCATCGGAACCCAGACCGCGAAGAAGTTTACTTGGGAAGGCGCGTTTGCTCGTCCCGAGGTGAAGAAGTTGTGGGACGAGATGGGCGCTCAGGTGAAGATCGCCGCCGAGTCCAAGGATGCGCATAAGCGCGCCGTTGCCCGCGTGAACATCGAACAGTTCCCGACACGTTTCAACTCGCAGGACATTGAGCACCTGATTGAGCACAAGGTCTACAGTGCTGAGGATGGTCTGCGCTGGATGCGTGACCAAGAGGGCTACATGAAAATCATGCGTGGCCAGTCTGGTTCCATGCAGCAGTCAATCCCGTCCTACAAGAATGTCACTGTTCTGCGCGGCAAGATCTCTTCCGCCGTGAACGAACTCACCGGCTACAACAAGCAGACCAAAGCGCTCGATAACGCCATTTTCAATGACACCCCCGCCTTCATGATTGGCAAGGGTCAGAACGCTGCAGAACATGCTGAGGCTAAGGCGGTCTTGAATTGGGGCCGTCGCGCTGGACGCATGTTCGAACGCGCCATGGTAGACAACAGTGTCTACACATGGGGCAGGGATAGCATGGGCCGCGAACTGCGCGCCAAGTCTGAGGGCGACATCTACACGCTCGCGCGTCTCGTGTTCAACAAGCGTCAGGCGCAGATCATTGCGAAGCACTTCGTTGGTGCTGAGACTGAAGCAGAGTCACGCCTCATCGTGAAGGGCCTCATCGAAACCATTGCTGACAAGGCTGGCGCAACCGCCACCGATTTCGGCAGGGCCGAGATGAAGAAGTTGATGAAGCGCGCCGAGGATGCGTCGTACTCGATGAATGCGTACATCTCTGACAAGACGGCAGAGGTTGCTGGCCTGAAGGGTGGATATCACAATCCCGGAGAAGTCGCCGGTCGTCCCGCTGCTGTCGCGCTCAATCAGTTGAAGCACCAGATGGCGATCCCCCCGATCCCCGAGATCGTGAAGATTGCTGCACGCGACAACGTGAAGGTGGCGTGGGCGCTCGGTCTGCGTAGCAGGAATCACGCTTTGACCGATACGTGGTCTGCACTCAACCTGCTCCCCCGTCTTGGTATCCGTTCGGTGATGGATGAGGCGCTGTTCAGCGCACTCACCATGCCGGTACAGGTTGCTATGCACGCCATCCGTGGCTACCAGATCGGCACCACGAAGCGCCTGCTAGATAATCCGGAACTCGCGGCCACTCAGGCCACGTTGAATCCGTTGAAGAAGTATCAAACGGCGCGCGGCATGACGAACGTGGGTTGGGGCGCACGCCATATTCTGCGCCCGCTACTCACGACGGGTGTCACCGAGGATGTGTTGCGCGAGGCTGCGGCCAATCCGAAGGCCATGGCGCACTTGCTCGAGACGCAGTTGACGAAGAGCGTCCTCGGTAGGGCACTGTTTGCCGGTCCGAACGGCAAGAAGTACGCTCGGTACGTGAAGGACATTGTTGACCGTGAGGAGTGGACGCAGGTTCGTGCCATGGGTGAAGGTTTCGCTGTTGCTTCCAGTAACGCGACCGCTGCCATGGGAACCGATGTCGGCAACGTGCTGGGCATCGCGCACAAGTCGCTGCGCGCAGATATGCGTCGTAACGGCATCAAGATCGGTGGCAATCCCACAAAGATCAGCCGTGGCGATGCTGCGTACACCTCGAATGCTGCGATACAGTTGATTAACGTCGTTGACCGCAATGGCGAGATCGGCAGACGCGCCGTGATGCACATGGAGAACCCGAAAGAAGCAGTCGCTTCAATCGTGAAGTACCTGAAGTCTGCAGAAGGCTCCAAGGTCTACAAGTCGATGGAGCGTTCTTCGCTCGACGGCACCGATATTCAGCGTGACGCGTTCGACATGTACGTACACGTGCGTCACCAGTTCACGAATGACCTCGATGAGATCAACAGTGACCTGCTGGCAAAGGTGCGCCCTAGCGGTTACGGCGTTGAGGGTGATATCACTGCACGGAATTTGACGTTCGAGGACGTGAGTGAATTGTCTGACGGCATGCGCCGTGAGATTTTCGGCTACGGCAAGGATGTGAAGCGGTTCCCGAACTTCGGGAGCATGATTCAAGAGATGCTGGACAACGGTTTCGCCGTGATGGACCGTCAGGTTGGTACGCTTTCACGCGAACCAGCCGTTCTTGGGTATGCCATTCACTTCCGCGAGAAGATGGCGCCGCAAGAGGCCATGATGGTGCGCAAGTTGGTTGCTGGTGGCATGCCGAAGGCTGCCGCCGAGAAGACCGCCAAGGAGAAATTCACAACACTCTCCATGGATCTTGCGGTCAACCGTGTGATCGGCTTCGTTGATAACCCTAATGTGCGCTCGAATCTCGCATTTGGTGCCCGAAACATCGCCCGCTACTACCGTGCAAACGAAGACTTCTACCGACGTTCACTTCGCGTACTCCGCGAACAGGGTGCCGGTGCGATGCTGCGTATGCGCATGGCGAATGAGGGTCTTGGCCACACGGGTTTCATCCATGAGGATGCTGACGGAGACAAGTATTTCACGTTCCCCGTGGACGAGATCATGTACAGCGCATATGCGACCATTCTGACGCATCTCGGTGTTGAGATCATGCGGCCCATGCCGCTTGCCCTCACTGGCAAGATCAAGATGATGACCCCATCACTCGATCCTGAGTCGAATCTTCCGACCTTCGCCGGTCCGCTCATGTCAATGAGTTGGGCCGCGCTGAAGAACGTGGGTCTGATTCCGGAGGAGTACAGGGCATCAATCACGCAGGGCCTGTTTGGTCAGTACGCTGAGGGTCAGTCGTGGTACAGCCAGATTGTTCCTTCCACCCTGAAGCGCGCGTGGTCCGCTGGCATGGCTGCTACGGGTCAGGATGATGAACAGATCGCATCCGCGACCATGAAGGCTATGGCGTACTACGCAGCGAATGGTATGGCACCGGGCTCCAACTCGACGCTTGCTGAGCGTGAAGAGTTCAAGCGAAGCGTGAAGGCTACAGCACGAAGCATCGTGTTCATGCGCAACACGCTTGGCATGGTCTCGTTCGTTTCTCCGCAGATCTCAGAGATCAAGGATCTTCCAAAGGAACTGTTGCAGGCTGGTGTTCAGCCATTCAAGCAGGAGTTCCAGAACATGGTGCAGGCCGAGTACGACAAGGGCAATATTGACGCATGGAATACCGCCATGGTGAAGTGGACGAAGATCAACCCCGGTCGTCTCGTGTACACGGTGTCGCAGTCGGAGGCCGATACTGTCGCAACCATCCGCAAGACGCGCCAGTCCGTTGAGTGGATCCAGAAGAACCGCGATCTTGCCAAGAAGTACAAGGAAGCGGCAGTGTTCCTCATGCCGCAGGCTAACAACTTCGACATGGATGCCTACTCGTTCTTGAAGCGGGAGGGCTTCATCAAGACGAAGGACGTGGACAAGTATTTCGATGAGATTGCCAACGTTGTTGTTGAGAACCGCTACTACGACATCAAGAAGCGTTACGAAGACAAATTGATGAACGACCCCGGTGGGTTGAACTCTTCGAACATTCGCGCGCAGATGGATGAAGAACTCGGTCGGATCAAGGAAGAGAACCCGTTCCTGAAGCGAGTGTTCGAGCAACGTGACGGCACCACGCAGTTGAAGCGCGATGTGGTCACTAACATGGCTCAGGCTCTCGACTCTGGCATGATCCCGACAGATGACACGTCGAATCGGATCCGCAAGATGATCCGAGTGTTCAATATTGCGGATAATCAGGCGAAGAGCATTCTTGCTGAGACGGATGCTGCATCGAATGCCAAGAAGACCATCAAGAGTGATGCTCTGGATGAGTTGGCGAAGATTGCGGGATCTAATCCGAACGCCGTCCTGTTCTATGAGACCATTTTGAAGAGATTGTTGGACTAACATGGCAACTTCGGGTAAAGCACCCTTCAATATCCGCAAGGTGAACGGTCAATGGATGTTCACCGAGGGTGTATTCGGTGGTCAGGCGCAGTATTCGCTATTCGCGCCCGAACTCCGAATCGTTCCCGAGAGTCTGATTCCGGATCAGGTGTATGCCGGTGGTAAGACCGGATATATTCCGGAGAGCCAGATTGTCGCCTATTTCCAGAGTGACAAGTTTGCCGAGACGGCAGCAAGGATCGCAAGGGTCCACCCCGAGGGTATCCTTGCTGCCGGTCGCGGTGTCGATCCGACAACCGCTGCGCGCAGCATCTCCGCCATGGTGAAGAACGCACTGTCGGATGTCGATGAGGCGAACCACGCGGTTCGTGCAAAGGCCGCGAAGAAGACCGATACGGTGGAGAAGTCCCCGCCGATGACGGTTGTTCCGACATACGGCATGTCTGATCCGGCGAACAGCATGACCACACCGTGGACTTCTGGTGTGTCGCTTGCGCACGATCCCACTTCTGGCCTGATGCTCAACGTCGAGACTGGTCAGTTGCTGAATAAGAACAGCGCTGAAGTCTTCATGCTGCCGGATCCCGGTACCGATCGTCTCGGTTCGCCACAGATGAAACTTTCCGACAAGGTGATTCAGGCCACCGACCTGATGAACCGTATCACGAAGATGCCGTCGAATACGATCAAGGTGTGGGAGAAGGCGCTCGGTCTTCCCGTCACTGGTGCGTACTCCGATACGGTTGCGAAGTCTATCCTCAACTACGCGCGTCTTGCGACACAGCGCAACTGGACTCGTTCACTCAGTGGTGACACTGGTGGATTCAAGCCGGTGTCCGAGATGGACATGCTTCTCGAGGACAAGAAGGCTGGCAAACTTGGTGGTGGTTCGAAGTCTTCGACCACTACCACGACTACGCGCTTCAATGTCGAAAACTCTGGTGCTTTCATCACTGATATGTTCCAGCAGTTGGTGGGCCGCGACCCGTCGCAGCAAGAACAGCAGCAGTGGGTTGAGAAACTGACAGCCGCAGCGAAGAAGAAGCCCTCCGTAAGTACCACGACGCGCATCGGTCAGAACTACAGCACCACGTCTGAGACGGGTTTCACTGAAGCGTCTGCACAGCAGATGGTGCGTAACCAGTTGGCAATGTCCCCAGAGTCACAGTCCTTGATGGCTTCCACTAACCTGTACGACGCGTTCCTGCAGGCGATTCAGAACCCGATGGGGTGATTATGGCACTGACACCTGAACAGAAGCGCCTCAAGACGCTAAAGGCGCGGATTGATGCGCTGAAGCCGAAGATCCAAACCGGACAGGCGCTGAGTCCTTCCGAACTCAAGGACATGGATGAGTTCTATGGACCCATCGCACGCCTGATTTCGTCGGAACCCAGCCTGCTGGCCATCTTCCAGAGTGCGCTGAGGAACAAGCAGGCGCTCTCCGCGATGGGACAGAAGTCTTTCATAGAGGCGGTACAGCGTTCCTCGTGGTATGCGAGCACCACCACCAACCAGCGTGCGTACCAGACATTCGCTAAGGCACCGCGCAACAAGGCGCAGATGGCCTACAAGACGGAGGAGATCCGTTCTGCTGTTGAGGACCATGTGGTGAATGAACTCGGTCTGGATCCAGTCGAGGTCAAGACGAAGATCGATGCCGTGGTGCAGGATCTTCTGGAAAACCATTTCATGGACTGGCAGAGCAGCATTCAGAAGGCCACGTCTCGAGCGTTCTCCGACATCAAAGCCACTGAACTTGGTGGCAAGGTTGGTACGTCTGAGACGACCATCCGTGCATACTACCGATCTATGGGCCTTCCGGTTGATGACAAGTCGATGGGTGAGTACACGTCCAAGATGCTGAATGGTCACATCACCGAGGAGACCATCAAGCAGGGTGTGCAGAAGAATGCTATCCAGATGTGGCCTCAGTTCGCTGACCGCATCAAGGCTGGCGAGTCCGTGGACAACATCCTGTACCCGTACAAGCAGATGCTTTCTTCGATCCTAGAAGTGGATCCGGAGTCTGTTGACATCACGCGCGACGGAAACGGCATCGACCCATTGTTGCAGAGGGCGCTATTTTCTGGCGCTGACAGCAAGAGTGTCATGTCGTTGACTGATCTGCGCAAGGCGGCGAAGCAGGACAAGCGCTGGCAGTACACGCGTAATGCCAAGGATGAGTACGCTTCGTTGACGAAGGACATTATGAGCATGTTTGGGGCTGGTGTGTGATGGCGGATACCGCACTTCAGAAGCAGACCCAGCAGGCTCAAGCGAAGGTTGATACGCTGAATGCGTCTGGTGTTGCACCCACTACTGGTGGCATCATCTACAACTGGAATCAGTTCTACGCGAATCTGACGGGTTTCAACAAGGGTCTGGATGCGCTGCAGGGCGCGCTGGACAAGACGCAGACCGCACTCGATACTGCTGGCGATAGCGGCGGTGGTGGAGGCGGTGGAGGCGGTGGAGGCGGTGACACGCCAACCGTCGCCGATACTTCCGCCAAGAGGGAAGCGCGGGCAGAACTTGAGGCGTGGCTATCCACGTTCTTCGATCCCGTACGCGATGCTGATACGATCAAATCCCTGATGAGTTTCGTTGATAGTGAACTCATCAACGATACTCCATCCGCAGCGATCATGCTGAACATTCGCAAGCAGCCATTCTACATCGAGCGGTTCAAGGGCAACATCGGCCTGAAGGCTGCTGGCCTTCCCGAACTGAATCCCGCCGAATACCTCGCGTATGAGAAGACGGCTGCAGAATATCTCGCATCTGCGGGACTTGGCGACATCGCCACGCGAGGCAATTTTGCTGCACTGATCGGTGGTGTGGTTTCGATTGCGGAACTGCAGGACCGTGTGGTGAACGTGTACGGTCGCATCAAGAACGCCGACCAAGCGCTTAAGGATGAGATGCAGCGTCTCGGCGAGTTGGGCAATCTGACTGCTGCAGACTTCGCAGCCGCCATGCTTACGGGCAAGGAGGGTGCGGCCTCACTGCAGCGCAAGATTGCAACCGCTGAGGTGAGCACAGAGTTTACCGTACGTGGCCTTCAATCCGCTCTTGGTGCACAGGATCTTGCCGCGATGGGTGTCACCCGTCAACAGGCGCAGGCTGGCGCTGAGTATGCGAGGCAGGGCACGCAGCGTCTCACTGACCTTGCGAGCATCTACGGCGAGAATGGGACTGGCATTCAGGGTGAACTTGAGGGTGAAGCCTTCAAGGGTCTCGCCTCTGAGCGTCGCAAGAAGTTGACACAACAGGAGCAGGCATCGTTTGCTGGTTCTTCTGGTATCGGCACTCCGTCGCTTTCGAGCGGTGGGGCCGGTTCTTTCTAACTGAATAGGATGAATGGCATACACCCAAGTTCGAGTCTTGGGCATCCACTCCACCACGGATCGAGCGGCCCCGTTGGTGCGTTAAGCCCGCTAGTGCAAGCCGACACCAGTACCCCTACTGGTCCCTCGAGGTGCGCGTCTAACAGAAAAGGGAGTCTTGCGATGAGCAAGAACAGCCAGAATCAGTACACCAACGACTTCGACGAGGATTTCGAGGATGACGAGGATGATCTCGACTTCGAACCCCGGCAGAAGCCACAGGGCAGTGACCTGCTAAAGCAGTTGCGTAAGCAGTTGCGTCAGGCACAGAAGCGCGAACAGGAGCGGGAGGCTGAACTTCAGACCCTTCGCAACGAGCGCCGGACTCAGACGGTGAGCCAGATTCTGGAAGCCGAGGGCGTGAGTCCGAAGATTGCCAAGTTCATCCCAGCCGAAATTACCGATAAGGATGCCGTGACGGCGTGGTTGGATGAGAACGAAGACGTTTTCGGAATCAAGCGGGACACCCATCAGGGTACCCCAAACCCCGATGAGGATGTCTTCCGCCGCATGAATAATGCGACAGATAATGCTCTCAGCCCGTCGCAGATTGATGACATCTACAGTCAGATCGATGCGGCGCAGTCACCCGAGGAAGTTTATGCTCTTATGGACCGACTTGGGTGAGTTCATTCCACTCTCTAGGTTAGGAAACCTACACTATGGCTAACGCCTATACTTCTACCGCGAGCACTTCGCTCGGCGGTACTAAGGGTGGTGCCGGTCTTCTTCAGCACGCCTATGACAAGGTTATCGAGTTCGAACTTCGGTCCGAGCCGGTTTTCCGTGCCATGGCGGATAAGAAGCCGACCAAACTCACCAATCCCGGCGACGTTATCAGCATGCAACAGTGGGCAGACATGTCCATCGATACCGGCACGCTGTCGGAGACTGTGGATCCGGACGCTGTTGCGATCGGCACCCCGACTCTGAAGACGATGACCCTGCAGGAGCGCGGCAAGGCCGCAATCTCGACCGTCAGGTTGGACAAGGTTGCTTACGTCAAGCCCGAGACTGCCGAACTGCTCGCGCGAAACATGCGCGACACGCTCGACAAGGTGTACTCGAATGTGCTCATTGGTGGCACGAACGTGCTGTACGGCGGCAATGCGACTTCGGTTGCAACTGTTGACAATGCGGACCTGCTCACCTCGACGCTCGCACGCAAGATCACCGCGAAGTTGCGTGGCGCTTCCGTCTCCACCCGTAAGGCGAACTACTTCTGGGCTGGAATCCATCCGGATGTTTCTGCGGATCTTCGCTCGGAGACCGGCGCTGCCGCTTGGCGCGATCCGCACGTCTACTCGGATGCGGGCAAGATTTGGGCCGGTGAGATTGGTGCTTACGAAGGCTCCTTCTACATCGAGACCCCGCGCATGCACTGGGATTATCAGGGTGCCACGACTGGCGCCGGTCCGTTCACGAACACTGGTGGTTCTGCTGGTACGTCGGGTCAGTACACGATCACGCTGACTGCTGCAACCACGAGTGGCACGATCGAAGCCGGTTACCTTGTGACTGGCACCAACGTTGGTGCTTCGGCCCGTGTTGTTTCGGTTTCGTCTGACGGTCTCACCCTTACCGTGTCGGTTGCGAACGCTGGCGCCGTTTCGGGTACGATCACCTTCCAGCCGACGAACAAGGTCTACAAGACCCTGTACGCTGGCAAGCAGGCGCTCGCCGAGGCTGTGGCCATTGAGCCGCACACCGTTATCGGTTCGATGACCGATGCGTTCAACCGCTTCCAGCCCATCGGTTGGTACGGTCTGCTCGCGCAGGCTCGTTACCGCGAAGAGGCGCTGTGGCGTGTCGAGTCGGGTTCCGCTTTCGCGTGATCCGTTGACTCAAGTTGGTCCACCCCTTAATGGGGGTGGGCCTTCTTGGAGTAACGGGAGGTTACATGCCATACACATTCACGACCCCTACGGTCGATGAGGGGCCAATCGGCAACGAACGCCTCTTCCAGTTCTTCACCAAGGCGAAGGGCGTCACGGTGGCCCGCTATGGCGAGGACATCCTAGAGTTCCGCTACCCGTCCGAGGATGAACTTGCAGAGGCTGACGACGTGTGGATTGGTGGACACTCCTACACTGTCTCTGATGCTTCGGCGGATGTTCTGATTGCGGCTGGTTACGGTAACTATCTTGTGAGGATTTGATGGAACCAGTACGTTGGAATATTCGCGCTAGGCAGGGTTCAACGAAAACGCTCGCATTCACTATCGACGATGATGGCGTGTTGTGGAACCTTACGGGTTACACCGCTCGAATGCAGATCCGACCATATGTTGGATCGTCGAAGGTGCTGCTCTCGTTGACCAATACCAGTGGCATCACGCTTGGTGGAGTTGCCGGTTCGGTGTCGATCTATTTTGCTGCAACGACACTTGCCGGGATTGTTCCCGGTACGCACCGCTACGATTTGGAACTAGTGGCACCAAATGGGATCGTGTATCCGATTCTTGAAGGAAAGTTCGCACTCAGCCCGGAGGTCACTATATGACGACTCGTATCAGCATCGTTGATGATACCAGTACTGTCAGGGTTGTGCTGTCGGCTGATATTGGTCCGCAGGGTCCGCCCGGTGCGGATGGAACGCCGGGTGCTACTGGTGCTACTGGTGCTGCTGGTGCTGCTGCAACCATCTCAGTCGGAACTGTCACTACGGGTGCACCCGGATCTGCTGCATCCGTTGTCAATAGTGGAACCACCTCTGCTGCAGTATTCGATCTCACCATTCCGCGCGGAGACACGGGAGCAACGGGAGCAACCGGCGCGACTGGCGCGACGGGTCCACAGGGTCCAGCGGTTCCGCTCGGTTCTGCTGCCCCAATCGTCAACGGTACGGCTACGGCTGGCGTGTCGGCGTCGGCTTCGCATGAAGATCATGTGCATCCTACGGATACTTCGCGGCTTGCCGCTTCTGCCGTGGGTACTGCCGCGGCAAAGAATGTCCCCGCGACAGGTGACGCCGCTTCAACTGAGGTTGTACTGGGTTCCGATACTCGCCTGTCGGATGCGCGTACACCGTCGTCAACTCTGGCGCACGCTGCGTCCCATGCTGCTGCTGGCAGCGATCCTGTCACCCTATCTGAATCACAGGTGACGGGGCTTGTCACCGATCTTGCAGCGAAAGCCCCTACCGCATCTCCGACGTTCACTGGAACAGTCACTACTCCACTCACCACGGCGGGGTTCGTCAAAACATCATCTGGCGGTGTTCTTTCGTCTGTAGCGGCTTTGGCTGAATCGGACGTTACGGGACTGGTGGCTGATCTTGCGGCGAAGGCGACTACGGCTGGAACGTTGGCACAGTTTGCAGCCACTACGTCTGCGCAACTCGCGGGCGTTATTTCAGATAAGACCGGCTCCGGCGCGAACGTGTTCGGCACTGGTCCGATCATCACGCCCGGTGCGTCGGTTGCCGCTACTGCGGCTTCGCAGGCCGGATACATGGGTATGCCGCAGTTGTCGAAATCGGCATCGTACACGCTGGCGCTCGGTGATGCCGGGAAGCACGTCTATTTCACTACTACGGGTCAGACGTTGACGATTCCGGCAAACAGTGCGACAGCGTTTGAGATTGGGACAACGTTTGTTGTAGTGAATGCTTCCGCCGTGACGACGACTATCGCTATCACTACTGACACGTTGTATTTGGCGGGTGCTGGAACTACGGGTTCGCGTACGCTTGCGGCTTTCGGTATGGCGACGATTGTGAAGATCACGGCGACTTCGTGGATCATTTCAGGAAATGGGTTGACCTGATGCCCGGCATTTTGATGATGCTTGCCGCACTCAAATCGGCGGCTGTTTCATCGTTTCTCGCGGTAACGCACGATGTTTCACCATTCATCTCCGTATATCCGTGGTCTAGTGGCGGATACGGAGCAAAGGTGTCCGCACCGGCATCACCAGCCGGGTCGGCAACCAACGGTGGTGTGGACTTCAACCCGCTCGGCACCGCAATCGCCATGTGTGACGGAACCACGCCGTATATCGCAGTGCATGGATGGTCGTCGGCGGGTTTCGGAAGCAAATACTCAAACCCGGCAACACTTCCGGGCGGTGCGGTACAGGCACTCAAGTTCAATGCTGCCGGAACGGTTCTCGCTATGGGGCATTCAAGCACACCGTATATCGGGGCTTATCCGTGGTCGTCTGGGTTCGGTGCGAAGTATGCGAACCCTGCAACACTGCCCACCGCGAACGGTAACGACATAGCATTTACGCCAGACGGAACGACAGTGGTTTTCGTGGTTGGGACTACGCCGTTCGTTTACGCCTATCCGTGGTCGTCTGGTTTCGGTACCAAATACGCGAACCCTGCAACGCTACCAACGGGCGGCGGAAACAGCGTTGCGTTCAATCCGGCAGGGACTGTCGTTGCCGTTGGTCATTCGACATCACCATACGTTTCGGTGTACCCGTGGTCTGCAGGATTCGGGGCAAAGTATGCGAACCCGGCGACGCTACCTACCGGCAATGGCAACGGTGTGTCATTCAATCCATCGGGTACGGATCTTGTCATCGGTCACACGACTACACCGTTCGTTTCCGCCTATCCGTGGTCGTCTGGGTTCGGTACGAAGTACGCGAATCCTGCCAGCCTGCCTACCTCGAATAGTCAGGACGGGTCTTTCATAGCGGGCGGTGGAGCAGTCGCACTCCCCTCCTCAAGCACTCCATATATCACCGCCTACCCGTGGTCGTCCGGGTTCGGTACGAAATACGCAAACCCCGCCAGCCTGCCACTCGGGTGGTCTAAGCGTGTCGCATTCATCTGATGAAAGGAAACACAATGACCGAACCTGTATTTGATCCCATCGCCACCCGGCGTGACGAGGTTGCCGACTACCAGCGCGGCATCGACCTCTACACGTCCATCGCATCAGGCCTCCCGAGCGTATGGCCCGAACATCTCGCGCACTTGAAAGGCGCGGCAGACAAGCACGCGGCTATCTCCGGAGTAGACGACCTCAACGATGTGGTGCTCGTGTCACAACTGTGGGCACACGACGACGCACAGGCTGCTATCCGCTCCAACATGGTGGAACAGGCGAAGGCCCGAGCAATTCTTTCCGTAATCGAGCAGCGGCCTAGTGTGGGGGCGATTCTGTAGTGTCTTGTCGCACTGGCTGTCCCACCCAAGATCATGATTCTTGGGGGGACTGCCTTCGGGCAGCAAACCTGAAGGTTGCGTTCTGTGGGATTGGTGGCGGTGACGCAACCACCCAGAAGAATTGGGATAAGAGTATTGAGGCCTATCGCGCTGCGAAGGCTCAGGGCATTCAGCCCGCTGGCACTAAGGCCTCGCAGGTCCGTGCGGCGGTTGAACAGTCCAATAGGACGGGAGAGGCTTTCGTGGCATCATGAGCGACAGCATAGAGTACATGAAGCGGCGCCTCGCTGCGCTCGATAAGCACATAGCGAAGATTCCGTCCGATGATGCTACAGAATTGAAGAAGGAACGCACCGCTCTGGCGCGTTCTATTGCTGGGGCGGAGGGATCTGTACCGCAGTCTAGGAGTCCGAAGCCGAAAGCCATGAAGAAGGGTGGTCCTGAGCCGAAGTCCGAGGTTGCGAACGCTCCGGTGGCGCGTACCGTCAAGAAGGCCGCACCGAAGAATCCGCCGAAGGCTGCCGCTCCTCGTAAGCCCCGCGTCGTGAAGCCGAAGGTGGAGCCAGTAAAGCCGGTTGAGGTTGTGAAGTCACCGGCGAAGAAGACTGGTCGGGTTGTGGTTCCTAAATCTGCGAAGCAATTGGGGGTAACTCCGACGCTGCGTATCACGACGAAGAATGGGACGGGTAACCGGCCTGCTGGTCCAAAGCGTCCTACGTCACAGAAGTTGACAGCAAACGAGACGAAATACCTTGCTGAGCGCAGGGCCGCCCTCGACGAGGCCGCTGAGCCGACTCCTACCGAACGTGCCGCTCAGGCCGCGCGTGAGCGTGTCGCCGCTAAAAACGCTGCTGCTGGTGTGACTCCTAATGCGAAGGGTCAGGCCAGCGCTCGTGCCGCTCAAGCGGCCCGGGAATCTGCTGCCGCTAAGGTATCCGCCGCACAGAAGGCAGAGATTCTGGCGAAGGCAGAGGCCAAGGCTGCCCGTTTGGCAAAGATCGGTGCTGGCGCCGTGAGGGTGGCAAAGGTTGCCGGTAAGGTGTCTGGTGTCGCTACTGCTGCCGATATGGCGTACGAGGTTGCAACGGATCCGCTGGGTAGGAAGCGCGCTGGCCGCATGATGGACTGGTTGAAGAAGCATCCGAACGCTTCCGGACTGGACCGTATGAAGGCTCAGGCTAAGAACATGGCCTTCCGTGACCCGTACCTGATGGACAAGTACGACGGTGAGCGACCGCCTACAGGCAACCTGAAGGGTTCTGTCCGTGGTCGCGGTACTGGCGGTGCGATGAAGAAGGCCGTAAAGGCAGTCCAGAAGCCCGCGAAGCCCGCTATGCCCCGTTCTACCAAGCCTGCTGTGAAAACGCCTCAGAAGCCCGCTGTGGGCCGTCTAGGGGCATCTACGCATGTTGTGAAGCACGGTGACACGCTTTGGGGCATTGCGAGGGACAACAAGACGACGGTGAGCGCTATTCTTGGGGCAAATCCGACAATTGCTGAACGTCGCAAGAACGGTCAGACGAGCATCTTTTCAGGGACTAAGGTCCGTATTCCGAAGGGTAAGTAGATGGCAACCAAACCGAAGCCGAAGGTCATGAAGAACGGTGCCGTTTCTGACGCCGCCAAGCCGATCAAGAAGACCGCGGCCAAGAAGGTCGTCCCGAAGGGCGTGAACCCCCGAAAGGACATCACGAAGACTCCGGGCTGGATGGGCGGACGGGGGACCATCTGATGTCAGTCAAGGGCGAGAAGTACGCATCTGCCGCCGCGATGAAGAAGCACGAAGGCTCTGAGGGCGCGAAGGAGCGCAAGAAGGAGTACGGAAAGCCTGCCGCCAAGAAGGTGGCGAAGGTGATGCACGAGTTCAAGGCGGGAAGCCTCCACTCGAGCAGCAAGAAGGGGCCTGTCGTCAAGTCGAAGAAGCAGGCGCTAGCGATCGCCATGAGCGAAGCCAACATGGCCAAGATGATGAAGAAGAAGTAGAGGATAAGACATGAGCACCCTGAAGAACATGGTCGATGAAGTCCTCGGCAAGATGTCCGGCTACGGTCTGCGCAGCGATGCCGTCGCATATCTCCCATCCAGCATCACTGCCGCCAGTACCTCATTCGTTCTGACGAGTGCTGACCTTATCGGACGTGGTGTCATCGAGATTGAGGATGAACTCATCTGGGTAGACTCGTATGATGCGGCGACTGGTATCGTGACGATCCCTCCGTACGGGCGCGGTTTTCTCGGCACCATCGCCGCATCCCACGCTGCGAACGTGCAGGTGCGAGTGAATCCAATGTACACGCGCAGCCGAGTAAAGCAGGAACTGAACGCCACGATTCGTGCAGCCTTTCCCAGCCTGTGGGGGGTGCAGACCTCATCGTTCACATACACCCCATCTGTGAATACGTACGCCATTCCGAGCAATTCGGAGGCGATCATCTCTATCAAGTACCGCACCATCGGACCGTCGAAACAGTCTGTACCGATCCGAAACTACAGCGTCGATCCGAATGCCGATGTTGTAGAGTTCGGATCTAACTCAACTGTAACGATTCTCTCCTACGTGCAGCCCGGAACAACGGTAACTGTCACCGCATCAGTTGTACCAGATGTGCTGGCATACGACTATGACGATTTCGTGCAAACCACGGGGCTACCGGAATCATGTGAGGATGTCATCATACTCGGCGCATGCCACAGACTTCTGTCGTTCACGGATACTGGTCGCCTGCAGCACGAGACGCCGGAGGGTGATATGCAGTCGGCGAAGATCCAGATGGGTTCTGGAACGAACGTCGCCAAGTACATTTACGCGCTGTATTCGCAGCGCATGACGGAAGAGGCGGGCAAGTTGCTTCGCAAGTATCCCGTCCGCGTCCATTACACGAACTGAGGCATGATGCGCTACTACTCTTCTACTGCAACTGCGAAAACACTTTCGTCGAGCATTTCGAATTCTGCCACCTCTATGACGCTGAATGATCTTTCGAATCTTCCGGCATCCTACCCATACACGCTGGTGTTGGATCCTGATTCGATCAATGAAGAGATCGTTACCGTGTCGGCGCTATCTGCCGGAACTACAGTGACAATTGTTCGTGGACAGGACGGCTCATCTGCGGTAGCGCATGATGCCGGGATTTCCGTCAGGCACATGATTACTGCCCGCGACCTACAAGAGCCGCAAACCCACATTGCAGCCTCCACCGGAGTGCACGGTATAGCAGATACTGCGGCACTTGTTGTCACCACGGATTCGCGTCTGAGCAACAGTCGTACACCGACCGCTCACACTCATCCTGAATCAGAGGTTACTAACCTTGTCGCCGATCTAGCGTTGAAGGCGCCGATAGCATCACCGACGTTTACCGGAACGGTGACCGTTGTATCGCCTACCGCGACCGGCTCAATTGGCGCAAGGCAGATAACAATGTCAACCGCTGACCCGTCCGGTGGTGCTGACGGTGACGTGTGGCTGAAATATGTGTGACCTATGACAGCATCAGTTAAAGTCGTGGGAGCGTGGCACGGGCTTGTCGGCGCGAAGGTGCGCGTGGCGGGAACGTGGCACACTGCCTCTAAGGGGTTTGTGAAGGTTGCCGGTACGTGGCGGCAGTGGCTCGCATCGCTTATAACCGATTCATTCAACCGTGCCAACAGCGCCTCGCTTGGAAGCACTGATACTGGCGATGCGTGGTCAACTCTCCGCGGAACCGCTTGGGCCATTGTCAGTAATCAGGCATCTAATAGTGATGCTGCAAGCAACTATCCAATCGCACAGATTGCACTCGGTTCCACAGATACGACGACATCAGTATCTGTATCGCAGGGCTGCGGCCCGGTGGTGTGGATTACAGACACAAACAATTGGTGGACCTCTTACCACTATTCGTCTACGGTAGCAAACTGTGCCGGTCCCGCCACGGGATACATCTACTCTTCCACGCCAACGTGCGCTTGTGGTTCTGTCGTAAATGATGGTGGAACATGTACGGGAAGTACGGTTTCCTGCAATAGCCTAAATACCACCTGTACCCCGGTCGGCGGCTGTGGAACGGTTACATGCACATCAGTGGATCAGTACAACTGTTATGGCGGATACACGTCTGGTTCGTGTGGCGGTGCTGGCGGTACTTGGAATGGGACGCAGTGCTGTTTCACTGAACCGTACTACACGTGTACACAGAACACGACCGTGATTCACTACGGTTGTTCTGCTACCGCATCCAGTTCAACCCAGCATGCCCTTCGCATGGCGAAGAATGTTGCTGGCACTGTTAGCACGGTAGCAGATACAGTGGTCGCTTCAGCCCCTGCCGCCATCAAGATTGTGACAAATGCGAACAGCATTACCGCAACCGCCTACTCGGATGCTGCCATGACAACTTCGATCGGAACGAACGCGCAAACCAATACCGGAACTAAGGGAACTTCGGTTGGGATTGTGAAGGCCCCCGGTGGACTCGCGCAGGGTTCAACCGTTGACACATTCAGTACGACAGTGTAGGGATTATGTCAATGAGTGATACTTTTGCCCGTGATGCGAGACTATTTGATCTGTTCAACAAGGCGCTCGGGCGCGTGGAGACAGAGGTTGCCGCACAACGCATGGCAATCTGCCGCGAATGCCCCTTCTTCAACAGTGTTGGACAGTGCACCGAATGTCACTGCTTTATGGCGTTGAAAACGAAACTACCGAACGCCTCCTGCCCCCAGCACAAGTGGGGTCAGGTTCGTGTTCTTGACACACCTCCACAGAAGGTGCTTGTTATTGTTGATGGCGTGGTTCAGGACATTCTGAATGCCGACGACAGGATGACATCGCTGCTTCTTTCCAATCCGACATTTGTTGGAGTTCCACTCGATACAACAATGAAGGTTGGTGACACGTATGGCAGTTGATATCACCGAGGATCTTGCGGTAGACCTTTCAGCATCTACTGCTGGTACCACATACACTAATCGTGGCATCACCTACGACATTTCCATCAACGATCAGCCATTCCGTGACGCCAGTACCAGTGAACGGCCCTCGCAGCGCGAGACGGCACAGTACCGTAAAGACCAGTCGGACAATTCTGCAGAACCCGGGGAGCAGTCACTTGTGGGCTGGTGGATGCGTTCGCAGTCGTCGTTCCACTACGGTGCAGGCATCAAGTTCTATGAACCGGCACAGGACGAAAAGTTGCGGTACCGCTTTGCTGACTCGCAGGGTGTGGACGTGTGGACGCAGGGGGAAGTGTCCCTGCTGAACAAGGTGGAACAAGCCCACAGGGTGACCACTACGGACACCGGGCATGTCCAGTTGCGCCCAATCCAGTACGTCTGCTCCGGTAAGACGATCGCCGCCGCACTCCTGCACGACGGCTACGATTTGGATAAGGTCTATGCACCTATCACTGCAAGTGTAACCAACAAGGCCCTCACCTCCAACGTCGCAACGCTTACCGCTGTAGCCCACGGGTTTACCGCAGGAATGGAGGTTGTTGTTACGGGTGTGGACGCAACATTCAACGGCACCTACACCATCACCACGGTTGCAACTGATACGTTCTCGTATGCGAAGACTGCTGCGGATGTAGCCTCAACTGCCGTATCACCCGCCGGTGCTGCTGTTTCGAATGTGACCCACTTCGTGGAGTTCGTTTCCGGTGTCTCAAGCCCCATTCTGTTCGCTTGTGACGACGGCGAGTACGCCTACTTCGTGTCCACGGACACTTCGGTGTCCCCAGTCAAGACGTACACGTACAAGAAGCCACTTGCCGGTGACGCTACGACTGGTTCTGCTGTTGGTGGTACTGTCACGGGTGACGTGACCATCATGTTCTTCACGAACAACGTGACCGACTCTGGTATCTCGGAGTGGGTGAAGGGCCGCATCATTTCGGCGGTCACCTACAATGCGTCCTCGGGCGGCACCAGCAAGGTGTTCGAGTTGACACGTGATTCCGCAGCATTGCCCACCGCAGTGTTCACTGCCCCCAAGGGCACCGTCTTCACTGACATCACCTCGTCCGCTGCTGACATCTTCATCAGCGGATACATTGGTGACAACTCGATGATCTGGCGGCTTCCGCTAGAAACCACAGGAGCATTCACTTCCCTGACTGCTGGTGTGGTGGTGGCGGAACTGCCACGTGGTGAGATCGTGCACAGTATCCAAGCGTACCTCGGCTACATTGCCATAGGTACCAGCAAAGGTGTCCGCATCGGACAACTACTGGATGCTGGCGGCATCGTCTACGGTCCGCTCCTGTTCAATACGGTGCTTCCGGTGTACGATTTCGCCAGCAACGACAGGTTCCTGTGGGCTGCATCACAGGTCGGCACCGATGCCGGACTCGTGAGGATCGACCTCGGGACACAAGTGGACACACTGCGCTTCGCCTATGCCAATGACCTACAGGCTGACGGTGTGCCCCGCGTGGTTGGTGCTGTGGCGTTCCTCAACGGCTCCGCCTCACTTGCCTTCGCCACCGTGAACAACGGTTCAACTGACGGTGCCGTGTATACGGAGAAAATAGGCGAACTACGTGAGACTGGCTACATTACCACCGGCAGGATCCGCTACAACACGACTGAGGATAAGTATTTCAAGTTCGTGAAGGAACGCGCCGACTATGCGGGGGGTGGCTCTATCGCTGTTGGTGTGGACGGTAACACTGTCAGCATTGCCGATGGGGCATACGGAAATCAGGACATTGCCATCAGTGGTGCAGGATCGTACGAGTCCCGCTACTTCACCTTCACCCTGCGGCGCAATGCACTATCCACCGGCAACGGTCCTGTGCTCAGCGGCTATCAGGTGAAGGCACTTCCAGCGTCGCGGCGTCAGCGTCTTATCCAGTATGTCCTGTACTGCTACGACAACGACACGGACCGCCTTGGCAACAAGGTGGGCTACAAGGGTCGTGCATATGCGCGACTCCTCGACCTCGAAGATCTCGAGGCGACATCCAACATTGTTCGCGTACAAGACTTCCGTACAGGTGAGGCATTCGATGCGCTCATTGAGCAGATTTCTTTCGTGAACGAAAAGGCTCCGAGCGGCATTCACAACGGTTTCGGGGGAATCTTGAGAGTGACGGTACGCAAACTGTGAACGCATCAACATCTTCGGCGGTAGACGTGGCCGAACTTCTCGTCGCCATGACGGTAGTTATCGGATCTCTGGCGGCGGGTGCAAAGTGGATGGTGAAGCACTACCTGTGGGAGTTGAGGCCGAATCATGGAACGTCTTTGAATGACAAGATCAATGGTATCGAGGACCGCGTTGGGCGGATCGAGGGTCAGGTGGACCTTATCTACAAGCATCTGATTGGGGAATGAAATGGCATGGCGTCTAGCCGCAGGAGCGGAACGGCTCCGCGATGAAGTAAACGCACTGTTCCCGGATCGGGACAAGGCTTCTGATGGTTCGCTCGGGGATCAGGCTCACGCGCAGCGTGACTCGGATCACAATCCGGACGAGAACGGCATCGTGCATGCTATCGACATTGATGAAGACTTTTGGGGGGCAAGGTTCCCTGACCCGCAGATTGCGAACACGCTGGTACGTAAACTCATTGCCCTCGGTCCAAAAGACAAGCGGTTGAAGTACATCATCTTCGAGGGCTTCATGTGGTCTGCGAAGTCGAAGTGGCAGAAGCAGTCATATGCTGGAAGCAACATGCACAACCACCACATCCACGTCTCCTTTACTACATTGGCAGACGACGATGACAGTCCGTACGGTCTCGTACAGGAACTTAAGCAGATAGTCGCAGAACAGCGGCCCATCAAGAAAGCGGTGAAGAAGTGAAGTGGTTGAAGGATTTCGCAAAGAGGAACCCTGCCCGTCTTGCGGCGTGGGTGTCTTCGACGGTTGCCATTGTGCTGGCTGTTGTAATGCCAGACATGCCGGTGGAAGCAGTCACGACCTTTGTCCTGACCTCCTTCGGCTTGGGCGAGTATGCCCAGCGTGTAGAGAACGCGAAGACCGATGCCGCACTGTGGACTGATCCCCTTGGCGGCAAGTAAAGCGAAGCCGAAGAAGTACGAAGTTCGCAAGGACGGTACGAAAATCTTCGGCCCATACAAGGGATCTGAACGTAACGGTGGACGACCCATGGTGGTGGTTCGCAAGAAGGACGGTTCGTCTACGTCTATGTCTGCTGCACGCTACAAGTATGAGCGGGCGACCGGCAAGAAGTTGCCGCGCAGCGTGGACGTGAACCATAAGGATAACGGTGGCCGTAAGGGCCACGACTCCTTGAAGAACCTGAACGTAATGTCGCATTCGAAGAATGTTGCCGATGGTAATAGGCGGCGTAAGCCGAAGAAGTAGGGCTAGGGTGCCCCTAGAACGCCCATAGCGCAATTCTGAGACACGAAAGACCCCCAGAGGGTACCTTTTATACAGGGTATCTTCTGGGGGTCTTATTTTTGTTTCTAGAGGGTTACCTGAATCGGTAACTTCAGGATGTCCTGAACGTCTGCCGTGGTTGCTGAGTCATAGAAGAATCGAATCTTCTCCATGAGCGGCTTGACATTGACCGTATTCTCCACGATACCAGCCGCTTCGCGTGCCCCAGCCTCAGAGCCGAACGCAAGCGAACCTCCGCCACGGTGAACAATCCAGACGTACTGTTCAGCACCGACACGTTTCGTCGCAGTCTTCTTCGAAGCCATCCGGCACCTCCTCGAGCATCTCTTCGGCGGAGATGACATTCCACTTCCAGTAGCAGTCGGCGTTTGCGTATCCGAGAACATCAGTAACCGCGAGACGTAGATTGTAGCCACTGTTTGCATACACCGTGATGCGCACCCGGGTATCATGAAGTACCGTATTACGATACTTTCTCTTTCCGGTGATGGTGTTGTGATACTTGTTCTCCACCTGAACCGCATCAATTGTGTACTGGTACTTCTTCATGATTGTCCTTTGTCTTTAGAGTAGAAACCGAATCCCTTGAAATGGATGGCTGGATTGAGAATGTACTGGCGCATCATCCGATGCCCGCAGCGTGGACACGGGTGCCCGCCCTCTGGTTCGCTCTCAGTGATAGGCCACTGAATCTCTTCAGCAACTTCACAGTTGCGGCAGAAATAGTCGTACCGGGCCATACTCAGCCTCCGCCAATTGCCTTCTTGAAGCACATGTTGCAGCAGAAGTAGCGGGGGTCTAAACCGCTAGCAGTGACCTCGATCCAGTTGTCTGGAACGGCGAATCCCAGCAGGTTGGTCTTTACCGCACCACACTGGTCACAGTGGAAACTCGAGACGATCACGGTTTCACCGTCCGTGTCGGTGATGCCGTCTTCTTCACGGGCTTCACCAACGTCTTCTCGTACGCTTCAGCATCCTTCAGCAACTTCACCATCAGGGCCTCCTTCTGCTTGGAAGTCTTTCGCTCTAGCCAAAGGTTGACGCCTGCGATAGCACCCATAGAGATGCTGTTGCCGATGAACACGCCTGCAGCGATTTCGAAAATCATTCCGTTTCCTCTTCCTTTGTGGGTCTGTCTTTGTAGTCGGGTTCTGGCTTCAGGTAGGGGCGCTCCCCACCAAGGTAGCGAACCATTTTCGCCACCGCCCTGTTTGCTGCCATTTCAGCGGCACGTACCGAGGGTTTCTCCGCTGCTTCCTGTAGTGCCACACCGCTCGAGTCGTTCACGTAAAACATTTCCACCAGATTACGGTCAGCAATAGGAAGAGCATCGTAGGCCCTCCGAACATCGACGGCGTAGGCCATCCAATCGCCTGACTCATTTGCCGGTTTAGTGCCACCCACACCGCCCTCGAATGAGGCCTGTACACGCTTCCAGTCTTCACTGATGACGGCGGGAAGCAACTGCTTGATGAAGTCCTTCGTGTACCAGAAGTTGTCACTGACCTCATAGCCTTCCACTCTCGCCTTCTCCTTCACGCAGAATCCCATGACATGGTTGCGCAGGCTGCGGGCGAACAACTTGTCGCCATCTTGCAGTGGCATAGCCATCCATGTTCGGGTCTTACCCGGATGCTGAAGGAACCACATCCACATTTCCTGAGCCATGTCGTCACGGTCCAGCATGCGGAACTTGCGTGCATACTCACTAGCGATGCGTCGTACCATCGGTTCGTACTGCAGGTACACCTGTTCGTTGATGGTTTTGCCTTCTTGGAAGTATGCGTTGATTACCATGAATACTTCTGTCCTTCAACTATGAACGATCGGCCTGCGACGGGGATGACGTATGGCGTCACCTTCGACCCATCCACATACAGCACACCGAAACCAGCCTGCCAGTTTGCCCCGCCCGACTTCAAGTATGAGGCTTTGGACAGGTCCATCATGTGACCCACCTCCACCCCGAAGAGACTTGCGTTCAACCTGCCGTTGTAGGCGCTGTGCTCGTGCTGAATGCCGAGCCTGTGTGTGTGTCCACATACGATACTGACTCCCGTACGTCTCGCAAGAGACAAAGCAGTTCCTCCTGCAGTGCGAATAAGATTGCCTTCGTCTCCATGCGCCATGGCCCATCCGGGAGCGAACTTGTAGATGTTCGTGTGGTACGTAACATCCAATGTATCGTATCCGAGAAGGTGCTCATAGTGGAGCGAACGGAGCGAAGCGAGTGCAGGAGCGTATCGATTGATGTAGTTCCTGATCCGATCGCCGTGATTGCTGCGCTGGATGTGGAAGGGCTTGTCTCCGAGCGCCTCCCTGAAACCGGCGATGACTTCATGCGTCCTATCCAAACCCTTCTGCAGCGTTCCCACGTACTCTCCTGCGGTGCCCTTGTTCCATCGTGACGGTTCGGGACTGTCCGCTTCGTCACCTACGCAGAGCAATTGGTCCGGTTCGTAGTCTTTCACGAACTGCTGTACTGCTCGAACTAGTTGTCTGGACTCGTCTGGGCACTGCATGTCAGAAAGCACCACGAACCGCTGCATCTACTTCTCCTTGGGGAAGGTGCCGTCGAGCAGCATCAAACCGATGATACCGTAGCCCGCAATGTCGATGAACGTGTCACGGAGGGACTCATTCTCGGGCGTCTTGCTCTTCTCTGACAGGTTCGCTAGTCGCGCAATCTTGTCGTACAGGCGGATCGTGAGACCCTTGATGGCACCGAATGGGCTGGACTGAATGTTGTTCGGGCCGTAATCCTTCTGCTTCGACGCGACGATCTTCACAACCTCGTCAGCAATCTTCACCGCGTTCATGGTGAACACTGCGGGGTCCCCGAGAGAATCGGCGTTGATCTTCTTGTAGGAGCCAACCGTGAGCGGCTTCTTCACCGGCTTCGGCGTCGGCTTCAAGATGGTAAGGTTTCGGGGATCAGTACGCGGATCTCGTACTGTAGGTACGGTCTTTCGCCATTCCGCTGTTCGCGGCTTAGGAACTTCACAGTCACAGGCGTCAGCCCGACCTGCCGTAGCATGTCCAGTAGATCCTGCGTGTCCTGCTGCATCATTCGTCATTCTTCACCTTCTCTTTGAGATATTCCGGACCATACTTGAGGTATGTGCTATTCACGTCTTCTCCTTCTTCCATCGGTACAACGATCACTCCTTGTACTTCCCGAGCGAGATGGCGTGCGAAATCGTGACCCGCTTTGTCCCCGTCAGCGAAGACATAGATCTTGTCAAAGTCCTGTAGCAGGCGTCGGTAATGAGTTTTCCAACTATTAGCGCCGGGAAGACCCACCGCCATGAGGCCGACCGCGAACTGTAGCGTGATCGCATCTAGTTCCCCTTCACATACACATAGCGTGGAGGCAGCGGCTTCAATCGCCCGCACGTTGTACATGTGAGTCTTTGCACCAGCAAGTCCCATGTACTTGGGTTCTTCTCCACCAATTGCACGAAAACGTATGTCCACGACTCCGCTCGCAGTGACGTATGGTATTGACAGTCTTCCCACCATGGCTTCATGTCCTTCGTGTGGGACATCAACGACTCCTAAACCGGCTCGACGCGCTACGTCCAAGGTGAGACCTCGAGTGGCGAGATAGTCTTCCGCCAGCGCCACCGAACCCGCGTACGATTTGGCGGCTCTCCCCAGTGAGGTCTTCTGCGCGCTGGTAAGCCTCACGGAAACCGATCCCTTCGTGTTGCATGATTACTGCGTACGTGTCGCCTTTGATGTCGCATGCGTAGCAGGCGAAGGCGTTCTCTTCAAGATTGATTGCGGCAGATGCGGTGTGATCGCCGTGGAAAGGACACCGTACAGATACCCAACGGTTAGTAGCACGAGGAGTTTCACCACCGTAGTGTGCGAAGACCGGCCCGATGGAGTGCTTGTCTGCTTTGTCATCGCGTGTCACCGTACCCTGCCTCCTTCATCAAGTCTACCCACATGTCCACTGTCATCAAAGCGTAATAGTCACCGACATTTGAAGTTCCCCGCTTTTTGATGATGGCGACCCCTGTGGAGGCCTTCGCATTTCGAACTTCATCGGCAAGTTCTCGGAGGTATCCAGAAAAATCATGACGTTTCTCGTCTTTAGCCTCGATGACACATCCGTAGATGCCATCAATGTCTCCTCGATCGTTCGTAGCGCCTGCTCCACCGCGTCTAACAGCCCGTTTCCAGCCTTTACTTGCAAGGTATTCGGCGATTGCCCGTTCATGGCGGTCTCCTTTCGCCTTTGATGGTGTGGTCACTTGGCATCTTCCCCACGGACAGCAGTGAGCGCGCTGTCGCGGTCAATGAGCCATCCGTCAGGCTCTTCCAAGATGCCTTCGCGTATGCCTTCGTAGTCGTTGTACCGGGGGCCGACTGCGGCGACACGCTCTGCCGCCTTCTCCAACACTTCCTTGTCGTGAGCGGCAAGCCAGCGGTCGAAGCGTTCCCCGCACTGGCAGGCTTCGTCAATGAGGATGCTCATGGCTGCATCGCCCTCCGAACTGTTGACAGGAAATCCATGACCCGCGTGAGCGGCCATGTGTGGTACGACTCCATGTCGCGGAGCCACGCCTCGAACTCGGCGTAGTTGTTGCCGCTGCACAGGTCGGGTAGCCCGTTGAACTTCTCGAACGGCACCGGGCATGAGCAGCCGGAGTCGTGCTGCCACCAGAATGTGTTGTGGCCGCGCCAGAGAACGACGCGATCAAACTCGTACGACACGTCGGCGTCGAGCACGGCAACAGTTGTCAGGCCGAACGCTTCAGGTGAGTCGTAGACGTTCATGGCGTCACCTCTCCATCAAGAGCGCGTATCGTCGTGCAGGGATAGACGCCGTAACAGTTCGAGCAGACTCGGCGATTGCTGTAATGGATGACACAGCAACCGGGCTTGTTATCCGGGCATCGAACAACTTCACCAGTCGGTGCGTGCAGTTCCCTTACTCGCTGGATAGCGGCGAGAGCGTCGGCGTAGGGCTTGAACCATGCGTCGAAAGTTTCCCCCTGCTCCTCCGCAATCACGTCCCAGTAGTGACCGGCACCGGCCTCACTGAAGATGAGGCGCATCTCCTCGGTTTCTGCCGTGTATTCGGTGTCACTCATTTCAAGAACCTTTCCGCGAGACGCTTCTGCGTATAAGACTGAGGGTCATTACAAATGCTCATTGGCATATCCAAGATGCCCCATACGAGATCCCATGCTCCGTCTGCACGATGGTGTCCATACTTGCGACCGTAGCGAATCTTTCCGCGCTCTGTAAACGCATAGTCGTAATCCGACACGTCAGCCAGATCGCTAATGTTCGCAATGGTCATCTGTTCAATCACATGGGCGCGGTCTTCATCGCCGCCGGGAACCAATTCAATTGTTACTCGCAGCATCATCTTCCTTCCGGTAGATCAGACATGTACATCCAGTCTGGTGCAAACTCTAGCCATACGGGATGCGATCCCGAGTTGTCAGATTTACCGTAACGATTTTTGACGGCAGCCACACCGAACATGTTGCCTGCAGCCTGTCCAACCGTGAGGATAAGGGCAGGCGTTTGATTGACCATGCCCTGCACAGCGGACATTGGCTGGCAAGGGTTGCCCACGAACCCTTCCTTCGTGTGGTGTAGGACCACGACAGCCGTGTTATTCTCACGGGCGAAGAGTTTGAGAGCCTGCAATGCTTCCTGTGCCGCTGCGGATTCAACAACGCCTCCCGTAAGGTCAATCAGGTTGTCCACGATCATAAGGTGTGGGGGTTCCCCGCGCAGTTCCTCGAACGCTTTCAACTCTTCATCAATGGTGTAAAGATCTATGCTTGAATCGAAGCACCAGTAGATGTTGTTGGTGTCTTTCAGGCGGTCCTTCGCCTGTTCCGGTGCATGCTCCAACACGATCTCTGCGTCCTTCTGCGACACGCCAACAATCATGCTGTAGAGGCGGGTGGCGATGGTGTGAGCGTTAGTGTCGGCACACACGTACAGGGTTGGCACCTTGGAGCGGAGTGAGATCGCTAAGGCCAAAGTAGATTTGCCCGCACCGGGAATGCCTGCGATCATGGAGACTTCACCACGTCTGACGGCGATGCCCATTTCTTTGAATGCACGGAATGCGTAGGGGATGGGTTCGCCCCCAAGGTCTGCTTTGCCGACGCTGCGGTGTAGTGTTTTCATCATTCTCCGTAGTGGATTATGGCCGTTTCTGGACGCATGACCACCAGAGCCGATGGGAATGGCGCAGAGTTCGCATTGCCACCAAACTTCAGCCTGCCGCGCAGGAAGCGAACCTCGTGATGGATGCAGAAGTTGTGGAACCATTTCGTGTCTGTGCGGGATGGGACGAGACACACAATTGTAGCACCACGCATCGCTTCAACGTTTGCTTTACGCATCCATGCAGAAATTGCGCGCCCATATGGAGGATTCAACCAGATGGAGCCACCGGCAGCGTCTAGGCACCAGTCTCTATCGAATGCGTTGCGTCGATATTCGTCGCTATGGTCTGGTCCGTACCACTGTTCGCATAGAGCGGATGCTCGTAGCGCAGCGGCATCGAGGACAAAGTCGAACTCTTCGTTGCACTTGTCGAAAAAGTCTTTCGGTGTAGTCCAAGTTTGGTCCTTAGACGAAAACATCAATTCAGTATTCATGTGTCTCCTTGTTTCACGCGCCCGTCGTGGATTCGAACCACGCCATCAAACCGCCCAGCGGAACGGGCCATCGGTGCCGAATGGCGTAGCGCCGATGACGCCCTACACTCGTCTCCTAGTTGACGGTGTATCAGTCTTGATGCGTCATATAGGGGATGCATCAGCGGACCGGCCTAGATTTGGTGCCTGCCGCGCAGCGGGGGATGTCCCCGACTGCCGCAGGCTTTCGTACCTAGTGGGTTTGCAGAGCCGCATCGGGCTGAACCCCTAGCATGATGCGCCCACGGCGAAATTTTCGGTACGAACTGAGCGTACACCATGTTCAGTGCTGCACGCTTCGTTAAGGTGCCTGCCGCGTGGCTTTCGTGGAGTCGGTGTGCATCGTTTAGCATCACCTACCACGGGCAACGCCTAAGCGATCCCCGGGGTCTGTCCACCGCAGGCTCTCGAGGGCTATAGCGTGGGTAGCAAAGGAGCATCCACCTCGAGCATCCGTCACGTCCGGAAAGAGTGACGGGATTCAGTTGTTAGAAGGCGTTCCACTCCGAGGGATTGCGCTTATCTGCGAAAGCAGGGGAACACTGACCCTCAGTGCCCTTCGGGGTGGGGCAGAACCATGCACGCCACTCGCCCTTAGCGCCAACACCTGTACGCTTCACCATCTGGCCGTGCTGACACGTCTTCGTGCCAGCAGTCACCGGAGGTGGCGTTGCTGCGCTAGGAGTGTACCCTTGCTGCGGAGTAAACGATCCTCCAAACGGGTCACCCGGTGCCGCACCATTCGGATACGACGGTTGGACGGGCTGTGCACCGAGGCCCGCAGCAACATTCGCTGTGGCCAAAGCAGTAGCCGCAGGATACAGTTCACCATTGAGAGCCGCAAGGAGCACACCGATGCCCTGCACCGCGCCTGCAGCGATCGCATTAGACTGGAACTCATCGAACGTGTCACCCCTGACCGTGAACAGATCGTTGCCGATCTTCGTTGTGAAAGAAAACCTTGCCTCTGTCATACCTTACCCCATTCGCACGTATCCTTGAAACCACACCAACCGCACTCACTCAAGTTCGGAAGGAAAATGCCCTGCTTCCGCAGTTTGTCGAAACCCACCACAATGGACTCCACTCGCTCACTCGACAGCGGCTCAAGATCGACCAACTGCGTTGTGATACCGTCTCTTGCTTTCCAAAATGTACCATACGCGGGCCGGATTCCCAAGCATTTCTCAGCCCCATACGCATACATTCCAAGTTGAAGATTATCCTTCGGAGTAGACGCGCCACTCTTCAAATCAACAAGAACCAGTTGCCCATCCGATGTCACAAACAGGCGATCCAAAAACATGCGAACCGCAAACTCGTCCTCCCCCTCACCGAGAGCAAAGTCGAACCCGAGTTCGATAGCAGGCAACCCGTCAAACACGGCAAGATCCCAGCCGCTCGCAATCCACCAGTCATCATTCTCTTTATCGGGAAACGCCTTCGTGGCTCGACCACCAGAACGCCAACCCACCGGCACATCCTCACCAACATCATCCAGCGTCTCCGCAACATGATAGGCGAACGCGTCAAGGAAAAAGTTTGTGTCGGAGATATCCTTGGCCGCAGCGGTGAGTTCCGCTACACTCGGATACAGCCTGTCGATTTCTTCCGTCGCACTGTGGACGGCGTTACCGCCAGCGAACCACCATGCGGGAACCTCGGCACGCTTCTCGATGCGGCTCAGGTAATACTTCTGCCCACAGGACTGGTACGTGGTGAGTGCCGAAT